AACTCCCGTGGGTCAAACGGTGTGTTGATATTGAAGCCGGATGGTGGCAAAGCTGTGATAATCAAGTAAAAGATGCCTTACTCTATGGTATTAAATCTGGAGACATTTGGCTAAACAAAGTAAAACATGACAACAACGGAAACAGAATCTATGGCAACGTCTGTCTTGAAGTTTACCTGCCCTCACGTGGAACATGCTTGTTACAGCATGTCAATCTCGCAGCCTGTGAACTTGGGACCATCGAACAGGCTTTCGATGAGGGTATGTCCCAATTGTGCGAGCTCCATAGTAGGACAGGTGTTGGAACAACTGGAGAATACCTGTCACCTGATATCGACCGCCAAGTTGGGCTCGGCGTACTCGGTCTCGCCAACCTCCTCAGAAAATACCACGTAAGTTATGAACAGTTTGGTAAACAACTGGAGAATGTAAACAACGGCGAGTACGGTACCGGATTACCTTATCAGATAGCCTTTAACCTAATGCTAGGTATACAAAGAGCTGCTGATATTGCTGAAGAAAATACTATGGTAAGAGCTTTTGCTATAGCTCCTACTGCTTCTTGTTCATACAGGAGTAAAGATTTAAGTGGCTTTACAGCCACACCTGAGATAGCACCTCCGATTAGTCGGAAGGTAGATAGAGACTCTGGAACCTTTGGTGTACAGAGCTATGATTATGGCGATGTAGAAATCGCTAGTGAAGTTGGTTGGACTGCTTACAAGAAAGTGGCAGATGAACTGATGAAAATGTATGACAATACGGGACTTCTTCACGGATACTCATTCAACTCCTGGTCGGATGTGGTAACCTACGATCGTGAATTCGTGGAAGAGTGGTTAGTTTCACCCCAAACCTCCCTTTACTACTCCCTGCAAGTAATGGGCGACACACAAGATAAGACCGATGCGTATGCTGCATTAGATCAAAGCGAAGTCGATGATTACTTACAGGACATTTTAAATGAACCTGTAACCTGTGACTGTCAAGAATAATGAGAAAACATCCGTATGAAATTCTATTGGACCGTAAACGCAAATGGTCCCCCGTAAAACCCACCGTCGGAGAGATAAGAGATGAAGCAAGAGCTACTATTGGGCGTGCGCTCGCAGCACGTCATCTGGAGTTACCTGTGGGTACCTTTATTGAGGAAGCACTTGAAAAAAATGTTCCCGACAACGCTAGAACACTACTAATAGACAATGTTAAAGACGAAGAAAGGCATGATCTTGCATTGGGATACTATGCAGATGCCTTTGGTACAAATGAAAATGATGAAAAAGAAGGAAAACTTTTAAGAGATGCTTGGATTAATCACCCTGACCACACCATTACAAAAGCTCTGGTCGCCGAGCGGTCCATCTTCTTTGTTCTACTCCCTTTCTTTAGGTTTAACGGGGATGCTGCTTTGCGTACAATATCTGCTGACATTTCGCGCGACGAACAGATCCACGTCGGAGCTAATAGTCTTGTATGTCGTGAGCTGGGTCTACGTCCTTCTAATTCTTTGGATAAACTTAGGAAAGCCACAATTAACTGGATTGTTAAACCTCTAGGTATAAATACTGCCAATAGATATTTGGACAAAAAATTTTGGCTGGATGCGAGCGATCGCTTAATGTATGAGGGAAAAGCACCTGAGTTTTCTGAGACACAGCGTGCTCGTATGCCAGCTTTCTTTGAACATGCAAACACCAATTTACCAAAGTACGCTTAAGCTACACAGTGAAAGGTTAGAATTACTGGTTGAACAGTTGGACAATGAATTCCCCTGGCAACCAGTCCACCCAAAGGAACCTATCGAATCTATAATGTATCGTGCTGGACAAGACAGTGTGGTGCGTAGAATTAAAAAATTATTAGACGAATAAAATGTGTCTATTTACAAAACCTAAACCTTCAGGAGGTGGGTTCACACCTGGAGTAAAACCCGTAAAAGATACGGATACATCGTTACCTCAAGCTAAGACTTTGAAACCTGAGAAGGAAGTAAGTGACATCTCTTATGGTAGAGGTAGGAAAGAACAGCAACAACAGAAAGCTCAAGGTGCTAGATCACTAGCAATTAATCTACCTAATGCAACCCAACCAGGGGCACAAACTGGTGGACTTAATACAACTCAACAACCATGACGTATGCAAGAGAAAGATACTCAAAGCTATCTACTAATAGAACACAGTTTTTAGATACAGCTGTTGAATGTTCCGAACTCACATTACCTTATTTAGTACAACGAGATTTAGCACAGAGGAATAGAGTTAATATAACTCAGCCTTGGCAATCAGTTGGAGCTAAAGCTGTAGTAACATTAGCAGCTAAGCTTATGCTTGCAATGTTACCACCAGCTACAACCTTCTTCAAACTACAAGTCAGAGATGATAAGTTAGGTGAAGAATTCCCACCTGAAATAAGAAGTGAACTAGACTTATCTTTCTCCAAGATGGAGAGGATGGTCATGGATTACATCGCTGCCTCTAGTGATAGAGTGGTAGTACATCAAGCACTCAAGCATCTCATTGTCTCAGGTAATGCTCTTATCTACATGGGTAAGGATGGTCTTAAACACTATCCACTTAATAGATATGCAGTAAGCAGAGATGGTAACGGTAATGTTATTGAGATAGTAACAAAAGAATTAATTAGCAGACAAATACTAGGTATTGAGCTGCCTGATAAAAAACCTAATGATCCTAATGGGGATTACAGCTCAGAAGAAGACGACGTAGAAGTGTATACATGCGTCAAACTGGACGAGAAATCTGGTCGCTGGACCTGGCATCAAGAGGCAGATGATATGATCCTCGAAGGTAGCCGTAGTACAGCACCGAAGAATGCTAGTCCATGGTTAGTACTTCGATTCAATACCGTAGACGGTGAAGATTATGGACGAGGTAGAGTGGAGGAATTTATTGGTGATCTAAGGTCACTTGATGGACTCTCTCAGGCACTCGTAGAAGGCTCTGCAGCAGCCGCTAAGGTGGTGTTCCTTGTATCACCATCAGCAACTACTAAACCACAGACTCTAGCCCAAGCTGGGAACGGTGCTATCATTCAAGGTAGACCAGAGGATGTAGGTGTAGTACAGGTAGGTAAAACTGCTGACTTTAATACAGCTGCACAGATGGCTCAGACAATTGAGCGTAGGATATTAGATGCTTTCCTTGTACTTAATGTACGTCAAAGTGAACGCACTACAGCAGAAGAGGTACGCCTCACACAAATGGAATTGGATCAACAACTTGGTGGAATTTATTCACTACTCACTGTTGAATTCCTAGAACCATATCTACGTAGAACCTTGTTAGTTCTACAACGTAGTAATCAGATACCAAAGCTACCTAAAGATATAGTACGTCCTAAGATTGTAGCTGGTGTCAATGCTCTAGGCAGAGGACAAGATAGAGAAGCTCTTACTACATTCATATCAACCATTGCACAGACTCTTGGTCCTGAAGCGTTGATGAGATATTTGAATCCTGATGAAGCTATCAAGAGATTGGCAGCTGCACAAGGTATTGATTACCTAAATCTCATTAAGCCACAACAACAGCTACAACAAGAAGCTGCTGATCAACAAAACGCACAAGCTAATCAAGCACTTGTCGGGCAGGCAGGTTCACTAGCTAGTGCTCCATTAATGGATCCAACTAAGAACCCTGATGCTAAAGAAGATTTCCAATCATTGATAGGGGGTATGGATTCAATGCAACAACCACCTGAAGAATAATTATGGCAGAAACATTAACAGTAACAGATGCTGCTCCTACAGAAACAGCTGAAATTGTAGGTAATCTAACACCTGATGAGCAGGATTCTCTACAACTTGGTGAGCAAATAGTAGAACAGCAAGATCAATTACTTGCTGGTAAATATAAAGATGCTCAAGAATTAGAGAAAGCTTATATAAATCTTCAAAAAAAATTAGGAGAAGATGGCAAAGAAGAAACACCTCAAGCTGAAGGTGAGCAAGAAGAAGTGTTGCCGGAAGCATCTGAAGAAAGCACTCAAGAGCTTAGCCCAACAGCTCAGTTAATCTCATCAGCATCAGATGAGTACGATGCCAATGGTCAGCTAACACCTGAAACTTTAAACCAGCTAGCAGCAATGCCTAGCAAAGATCTTGTAGAAGCATACATGCAGATGCAAGCTAACCAACCAGTAGATAATACCGGAGACATTACTGATGCTCAAGTCAATGAGATTAAAACAGCAGCTGGTGGTGAAGAAGCTTATGCTCAAATAACTGAATGGGCTAGTAACAATTTACAACCTAATGAAATATCAGCATTCGATGAGGTTATTAATTCAGGTAGTGTAGATGCTATACGCTTAGCAGTTAACGGATTGAAGGCACAGTATGAAAATGCAAATGGATATGAAGGTAGAATGTTACAAGGTAAACCACCAGTTGAACAGAAAGATGTGTATCGTAGTCAAGCAGAACTTGTAAGAGATATGAGTGACTCAAGATACGATAACGATCCTGCTTATAGACAGGATGTCATGGCTAAATTAGATCGATCTAAAGAACTACAATTCTAAGTTGACCGTGCCGACCCGAAACTTCGTCCTCGGCTCATTAACCTATTTATTTATCTTAATGACCTCAAACGTACATGCTCGTGAACCACAGATTGAAGTAATTGAACCTCCAACAACACGAGAGTATTTTCAAAACGCTGAACGTGTAAACGGCTGGCTCGCAATGATTGGATTCAATGCAGCAGTTGGCGCTTACATATTCACAGGACAAATTTTCCCTGGAGTATTCTAGGGAACCAGGCGGCTCGGATAGTCGAACCCAGTAGAAGCCACAGGCAGCTGCGTCCGTTCATTCCCTTTGGGAACGCATGAAACCACATCATGGAACGGGGGTGTGGTACTAAGGAGAAGATCCATGCAAAAAAAGATCCAACTAAAGTA